CGTGATACCGAATCCCCAAAAACGAACGCCTTTTTCCTCTTCACCGCGGACGATGACGGGAACGAAAGTGCGCATCTTGGGTTCAAGACCACGACCGATCTGCCAGCTATCTTTATCTCCCTGCTTCTTTAAGCGGTCGGACAACTCAACCACGGGGTCGGGTTGATTGAAACTGGCCGGGCTGAGAAATGTCCTACCGTTAAGTCCGTAATGGAACTTGAGTTCGATAAACGGATTCTCAGGATTTTGTTGGTAAGGGACGATTCGGACAACCGAAGGCTTATCAACTTCTGGTTTCCAAGTGGCGTCTTTGATACGGGAGGATTTTTTGTCTTTTTTGTCGAATGAGGCGAGACGAGCCTTGATTGCATCTACGTTTAATGCCATATACTTTTCCTTTGGTTTACTGGTTTATTGTTTAGTTAAGTTACTCGATTAACGATTAATCTTCACTCACTAATACATATAAAGGATACGGCAGAAATAACTGAAAATCAACTTATAAGAAGAGATTATTCGCTTATAATTTCAAGGATTTTTATTGAAATAACACGTAGAGAAGGTTCACCGGTTATGATAAGAGAATTTTGATACAGCGGCCAGTTTACCGAAAAAGTTTTGTCGAACTCTCCGCCGTTTTCGTCTCGAATAACTTGATTCATCGCGTTCAATGTATAGAGAGTATTGGTCTGTTTTTTTCGGTGAATAGAAATGGTGTTGGGAAATTTTGGAAACTCTTTACCGTCATTGAGAATGTTGTAGGTGACAAAAACTTCTTTCGGATTAACTTCGTTTAAAAAGACAAAAAATCTGCTATTTTGGACATTGTAAAACTTTTTGATGTCTTCGATTGTCTGTCGAAACGCCTTTACCGTGGAGAACGTGCAAAGTAACTGCCTATTATCGGTCATAGGTTTATTCGTCCCAACAAATGCCTGGGGCGAGTTTCAGTTAACCATTCAGCAACTTCTTCCAAATAGGAATCGCTACTTTTCATCATTGCTTTGATAGCTTTCTTATTAGCCTCCTTTTCCGCTGGCGATTTTGTGGGCACCGGTGGAAGTTCTGTTGGTTCCGGTGGCGGTTCAGCCGCAGTTGGAGTAGCCTGGGGCGCAGCAGTCGTAGTCGGTGTAGGTTGATCAGGAGGCGGTTCTGATTGTCCTGGCTGCGGCGGAGCTGCGGTTTGAGCCTGAGACAATGGAAGCGAAGTTTTGCCCGTAGGTGGCGGCGGTTGGCCACCACCTGCGGGAGCGGGAGCCTGCTGGGGTGCTTCGGCTCCGCCAAAAATGTTGGGCGCGGCTTTAGTGGGATTTTTCTCAAAATGAGTTCCCTTACCAATCGCTTTTGCTTTATATTCCGGTGTAGGGAACGTCACTAAAATGCCTTTAGCATTGTAAGCTTGTCGTTCAGGATATTTTCCTTCGACAACACGATTGCAAAACTCTTTTACGGCTTCTTCTTCAATACCTTTGCTGGTCAAATACTCACGGAGAACATCCATGTGAGTATCTTCAGCAATATCAAATATCCCGTTGGGTATCCGATCATCAAGGCTGATTTCATTTAAAATCCTATCTATTAGCTTACTCATATTATTTAATCTCTTCCGCCCGGTTGGCTTTCTTTCCTTTGGGCAATATCATACATCTACCTCCAAGAATAATATTCCGGCCGTTTTCGTTATTCCATCTAAACACTTCTTTCTTGGTAAACCTTATGTAAAGAATTGGTGTGTATTGGTCTATGACATCGAATGCTTGTTTAACGTCTTCATCAGGAAGGTTTGGGTTGAAAAGAATATGCCCCATTTCATCAGTTTTAATAATGATACCATCAACATCTTCGAAATCTGTATTCTTAGCTTGTTTATGTTGAGATACCATAAGTGTTTTACTGGTCTGGAGAAGCATATTCACATTCTCCCGTCCAAAGTCAGAATTTCCGATGTAAAAGTCCACTCCATAAATAGATTTACCGGCAATGGTTTTCAAGCTTTTCGGGTCAAGCAGTTTGGATTTGAGAAAGTTAAAATAGTATTCCTTGGTTCCCTGAAGGTAGAAATGTATGTTGCCCGGCCCTTTATCCAAAAATTTGACTAGCTTACGATACACTTCCAAATCGTCAAATACAGGAAACAACGGGTGAGTCTCAGCTATTGGAACTTTTTTGTTGTTCTTAAAATGAACCTCATAACTTCCGTCAGGAGTTCCAGTAACTTCCTCAACGTCATACATGCTATATTTTTCTACGCCTGATTTTTTGAGTATGGAGTGGATAAAATGGTTGATTATCTTTTTGATATCCTCACCCGGCACATCTTCTATTTCCGCGATGTCCTCTTCCGATCCCAACGAACGGTCATACAGGTTTTGTAGGGAACCATATTGTTGAAAAGGAAACTCAGCGGGGCCGTATTGAGCTATACGGCCTTCTTTGCCGAAAAAGTCTCCGTGTTTGTAGGATACCCAAAATACTTCCTGATTATGATCGTCTAATAAAGCGATATCCGCTTTTCCCACACCCAAAACCTTATGTGATTTCTTTATGAAAACTCCCATATCCTTGATAACTCCATCCTTCTCTATAAATAAACGGAATGGACTAACCGAAGCTTCCAATACTTTGTTAATCTCTTCAACTCTACTTAATTCGTAGTTTTGGCCTATGGGAGCTTTGACTGATACCACAATCTTGTCTTGGAATGATTTGATGAGTTTGTAAATGGAAATGATCTGATCGAAAAATCCCTGGCCTGGGCCTTTTGACCGGCCCCACTGAACCACCCGAATATTATCCTGGGAACGTAGTTTGCCTACCGTTTTAGAAGTCGTAACATAACAAATCTTTTGAGTTTCAATGAAATCTTCAAGCTGGCGATAACCGATTTTCTTGGGTTGGAATACTCGATGACCTCCACCCGTATCAAATGTGGTATGTTTTTCTTCCACGCTGGCAGTATCAACCTTACTCTTGATATCGTTAGGTTGCATATCCAATCCCAACCGCTGAAGTAGAGAAATGTCTTCTTCTGATATTTCAGTCTTGGGTTGTTTCTTTTTGTCGGGTACCTGAAGTTCTTTGATAATGACCGCGATTTCTGTTGATTTTACGCCATGATTTTTCAACGCCTCCTTGATAAGAGAAAACTGAGTATGGTCAGTAAAGTCAAGAAAAGCTCCGCCACAAGGAAGGCGGAATGATACATCCCGTAACACACGTTCTATGAGTTTCTCTCGACTATTCATCGTTATGAATAAATATCTTTGGGAAACTCAAAGTTATGCGCAGATTTGTTTAACTGAGTTGTAAGAATCGCCCGCGTATATCTTGATGGGAAATCTATCGCCCATTTTCATTATCGTAGCAATATCCATTAGCGTTTGAGAACCGTCATCCTTACAAAAGTCAAAAAGAACAGAGTCATAAGTGTATAACACAGGTATAGTTTCTTTTGTCTCAAGATACTGGCTTACCTGTTTTAAAGCGGGAATAGCCAGTTCCGTTTCTGTAGCTTGCAAGATATAGTTGAGTAGCTTGGGTGGATTAGCATTAAGCAAATGTTGATTGGTGATTCTACGTTTGAATATTGGTGTTTCTACGTAGCCTTGTCGTTTAAAATCTTCCCAGTTCCGATACATAAATGATTTTAAATGAGCGAAATATTTGATACCTTCATACTGCTCATCGACGCCGCCGTAAAGCTGGCGAAAGGTTATTTTCTTAGCCTCATCGATATCGTATTCCGTGATATTGTTTCGGTTAAAATACAACTCCGCTAAATACTGATACATATCCACGTCAATCGATATGGGAAAGTCGGTCAAATAACTGATAATTCGTGGATGAAACGCTGAATAGTCGATTAAGACCATTTTACCATTTTGACCAAAACGGGATATAAAACACTTTCGGGAGCCATCTTCCCGGTTTAAAGCAGCATAGTTTACATTTTGAAAATGATTACTGGGGCGGCCGGTGGATGTATAAATGTTATACTGGCTGTAAATTTTATTACTTTCATACACTTCCGCCGAAAAATGATTACGAAAACATTCGGGATTGACGTAGATTCCGTTGGCTTCTATTTTTGCCAAGGTTTCCAAAATGACTTCGTTTTCCTTTACATAACCCACGTCTCTTTTACAACCTTCAACCAACGACAAAAACTCTGCCACCATTTCACTGAATGCTTCAAGGTGTTTGGTGAGGGGGATTGCTCGGTTTATAGCGTTAAACCCGTGTTGGTTTCGCTTGATAAAGCGATGAGCGGCAGTTTCATGGGTTTCTTGCTCGATTAACTTGGAATGATACAGGAAAATGAGCAGATTGATATCGTAAAGTCCTTTGATTGGTAAGGTCTGTATTAAAGCCTTCTTATTGAATGCCCATACAGCAGCATTATGATTATTTAGTAACTTGGTGACTTCCTCCACTGAAATAGAACACTTCAGGTCTTGATGGTTAAAAGCAATAGAATAGGTCTTTTTGGTCGTAGTATCATAAATGAAAAGAATAGCAGGAACCGACACAACTGGATGGACATACGGATCGGTCGGAACAACATGTAAAATAAGTCCGTGTCCCACAATATCGTTTATGAAGTTATTATAACCGGTCTGGGAGTCTATCATTCTGTGGATAGATTACTCCATTTGAGAAAAAAGTCAACTTATCTTATCTTTGGACCTGACTTCGGTTGTCAGCAGGATTGACTGGCGAATCAATAATACTAATATTATCAGTATCAACCCGCCGAAGATCTATATCCTTTATTCCCAGTTGTTTAATGATATATTTTCGTAAAGGTAAAATACCCGCTTTAATCGTGGTTTCCCAGATTCCACCATTAATGGATTGTACCACATCAACAATTCGGAATATGATATTTCTATGACTGTAAGGTTCAGGAAGATTTCGAATTCGGAAATACTGAAACGTTCTCAGACCGCCGATGCCTTCAAGAGTTAACTCAGCGGTGATGCCAGGTTGAATTGCGCAATATCGGGGATTATTATCGAAATCTTCGTCATTTAAAATCATTCCTAATAGGGGTGAAGATGGTAATACCAATTTTACAATTTCGAAGGTGTCGGGAACAGGGACCATTTTTGTACTGGTCACGCGTGCGGCTCCTGCCGGGTTACCCCCAGATCGTTGTGTAATAACTGTGACGTTTCGTTTTTCAAGTTTTATGGTCCCAGCTATAGTCATCTGTAATGAATCGTCTTTTGGATTGTTTATGACCTGTATTCCACTCAATATACCTTTAAGTTCATTTTGCATTTGCTTCTCTTTAGTCCCAGCCACGTCAGGGGAAATACTTTCATCTGCGGGCAAAATAACTGCATCCCTAAATTTGTAATCTAATAGATCGTTGCGGTCTGAATAGGAAAATTTACTATCCTGATTGTTAGTATTGGAATAGATAGCACGGGTGGCTTGAGCATCGGATAGTTGTGGGCGAAATTTGAGACTTTTGATTATACTATCCGCATCATAGTAACTAAAATCGTAAACTTCGGAACTCTTTTTAAAATTAGCTGGACCCGAATAATTCTTATCAGCAATAGTAAGTTTTCCCTGTTGGTTTTCAATCAAAGACAAATCCCAAAGATTGCCACTTGCACCCTTTAATACTGCAAATATGGCATCATATACAGCAACATACGTTTTTGCATCAGTCACGATTTTTTTAAATTCAGCCAAAGAAAAATAGATATTGGATAAAAGACCGGAAAAATCCTTTTCCACAATTTGTCCGCCATGAAATTCTTTTCGATAAGCGGCTGGAAAACTATACAATGCTGTTGTAACTTCTTTAGGTTGTCTTCCTTTAGCTATATACCGATTAACATTGATTATTTTTTCCAAATTATTCCTATAACATTTATTCATTCCTTCGTTTCCCTGATAAAATGTTCTATACAACTTTTTATCAGCTTTAGTTATCGTATCTAAATCCTCAACGTCCTGTTTATACCAGTCATCTTTTTTCAGAGGATTATATGGTATTTTATCTTGTCCTATCAATCCATAATGAAATTTTGGAGCTTGATAGTTTGGAATTAAAACTCTTCTGTCACATGATATAAGATTTGGGTGTCCGGTTATTACTGAATAAAATATTTCAACCTCAAACATTGCATCATTTCCAACTCCTTGCCGTTTAGAAAAGTAATTTAATATTTCTACTATTAATCCCATATTCAACCACGTATTTTCTGCTGTAGTATTACCCGCAGAATCCCAATCATTATTGTTTGTGGGTCTTGGTCCTATCCACTTTTCTGCTTTTGATCCTTTTCCTTCTCGTCCTGCAAATACACCGTAAAGATACGATGTTTTTAAGTCTTGTTTTTCGCTAAGTTTAAAATATTCTTCAGGTTCGTCAGTTGCCGACACCTTCGCTTCCAACTCTAACAATTCTTGTACTATTCCCAAAAGTGGTGCAGAGTTTTGAGTTTTTGTTAAAGATACTTCCATGTCCTTTAAAGATTTTTCAGCCATTCCCACAAGATTTTTGAGTGTGTTACCTTCATCTAAAAATTGTTTAACGGATTGGAGAGCGCCGGCACCGGTCGGGATGGTGCCGTCCCAGTTATTATCGGCCTTTGAGTGAAGTGTAGAATCTATAGCTATACCAGAGTATAATCGATCTTTAGATGTAATTTCTGTTGATACTATTATTTTGTTTCCTTCAACCGACCAATCAAAATTGGTAATAAACCCATAGATTACATCGTAGTTTCCGTTTGAACGAATGATGTTATCTGTATAAAGCGGATACGGATTATTAAACAGATTTCTCATTTCATTTTTATTAGCGATATTAACAAGAGAAGTTGGATTAAAAAGATTCCAACCCCACTCCATCATAACCGTGATTCTTGGAATCAAAAAATATGGGGTCATATATTGGAGTTGTTCCCAAGAAAAACAAATCCATTCTACTTTGGCTCGGCGATAGAGTTCTTTTTGTACCGTAACTTCGATTCTTGTTATTTCAGGACTTGGTACTCCAATCGGATAGTTTTTGGTTAGAGCCGTATCTATGATGTGTGGTTCAGGTGGTTGACCACCAATATCTCCGGGCGTCCAACCAATAATCTGATGCCTTCCCTGATTAGTATTTTGTTGATAGCCGTATGACGTGTAAAAATCTTTACCGCCATGTAAAACAAATCTTTCTTTTTTAGTAGCAGGATGACCAGCTCCATTGGAACACATACGAACCCACGCGGTCATCGGCCCTTTGTATTTATTCCAATCACCTGTTGTTTTATCCCATGTACCCACTTTAGCGCTGTTGATATAGTTAAAACTTCGATTTACTTTCCTACGATTCAGCTCATTCTGAATCTCAGTGGGAATGTTACTTGGTTGCCACGGTATAATCGGTGCAGGCATAACTTATTGTTTATTGAGGTCGTGAAACTGACTTAATATGGAATCAATTTGAGAAGGAATTCGTAATTGAATACCAGGAGTAACACTCATTCTTCCATTTCCCTGACCGTTGGCTAAGGCTATAATCCACCATAATGTAGGATCACCATAAAACTTATAAGACAAGTTATCAAACGTGTCTGTTTCGTTAGATATAACGATGGTGTCGCTATCAAGCGGATTAATCTGTGGATACGTTGTAGTTCGATATACTCTTTTACCATCATATCTTACATCTACTGCGGTTGATTCATAGCGTTTCATAAATGATTATTCTTCGGTATTATCTCGTCGGCAGTTTGGGTGGTGTCGCCCTACCGAGCGCAGCCGTACCTTTAGTTCCCAAAGCATTCTTACCATTATTTAATTGTTGGCTTTGAGCCGCTAATTTGTCACCCGTAGTTGTTGGCAATCCCGTCGGAGGTATCTTTGGACCTATGAAATAAACACTCTTTTCATCAAGTTGAGCTGCAAGCAAAGCGGCATTATCTTTTGCTTTATCAACCTTCACGCGTTCAGTCCAACTTCTTACAGTTTCCGAACCATTATAAACCAAAAGATTTTTGTGAAGATCGGTCGGAGTTGGCAAATAAGGTAGTGCAGGTTTTCCGTCAGAAGCTTCACTGATATTAAACTGATCTTCCAAAAACAAATCAGTGTGAGGAGCATGGCCATAATGTCCTGCACCAATAATAGCTCTTTCTTTTTCAAGCACATTACAGGTTATCTGGATTTCAGCTTCTCTTGGAAGCTGTCCGTACTTTTTACCAAGATTATATGCAGCAGAAATTATACCATTTAAGTAACTCCATTTATTTGAGTTGTCCTGATTTAATGTTTCCCAAGCAGCGTCTTCAGGTATATTCACATTGACGGAAGTAATTACTACAGGTTGATATTTGTATAAATCACCAATGGTAAGCATAAACATTGGGGGAATCATAAAGCGGTTAAAACTTTTTTGACCGGCTGACCCTGCGGTTGTGTAGTTAGCAGGTTTGACTGCACTAGCCATATAGTTTATTTTTTTCCATACCGGCAACAATTCCATAATGCTATTGACTACTACGTTGAATGTAAAGTTTAAGGTGCGGGTAAAACCAGTATAATTGTAGAGTTTATCAGCACGACCAATGAAAGCAAGTTCATCCCACGGAGCCGAATTACTTTCAGCAATTCCTTTGACGGTGGCTCGAAATGGAATATACTTTTCATTGACGACATCGTAGAAAAAGAAAGCGATTAAATCGTCTTTATAGGGTTCCCATTCCGTATAAAGAGGATATTGGCTCATTCGTTCAGCTGGGGGTATCTTTCTATCCTTTTCTAAAACACTTATCCGATTTAGTGCGTCCGATTTGAAAGAAGTCGCCATTCTAAGGTTGGTTCCGTTTTCAACTCGAATAGAAGAATCTATTGATTTGATATTGGAGAAGTTTGCAAAAGCATCGCTGTATTCTTTTATAACACCGTAAGTGTTTTTTAGATCGGATTTGTTTTTTGGACCTTGCTGTATAATCCAATTATATCCCAAAATATCAGGAGAAGGATTTCCATCCGACATCAATTTGGAACCACCATAGAGATTGGCGGTTCTGATGTCTCCTGATAAATCAATTTTGTTAATTACCTCTTTCAGATTGTTATTAATCGACTTCACCGCGTCGGATTCAGGATCAGTCATTTTTGAAATCCAATCACGTTTAACTGCGCTAGATCGTGGTTTAAGATAAAACGAATAGTTGATTAACATTTCCGATTCGGTGAATGCTTCATCTTTTGCTGGGAAAATTGTATTTCCATACATGGTCATCGGCAGTTGATATCCACCAACGGTCTTATCATTTATCGTTTGTATAGTTATCTCACTATATCGGATCGGAAATGAAAAAGGTGTAATTACATTTCTTGATAAAATCTGTGGCGTTGGATAAAACTTTACCGGATTACTAGCAAGGGGTGGTTTTCCGGTGTTTCCACTCCAACTCCAAGGCATGACCCAATCTGCAAACCTTGGACCGGTATTGCCAGCATATATATTAACAGGATATTGTATTGTGGTATTATACATCATATCCGCAGCAGCCTCATCCGCTCTGAATTGTCCTGGAGATTTTTTTGCTCTTCCAGAAGTCGATCTGAGCACATTACCTGCTGTGCCCGTGGCGGAATTAAGAAGGCCACCAAGAAAAGACGTTGGACCGGCTGATGGTGGTGGCCATCTCATTTGTAAATTATTCAACGCGTTATTTGCATCTGTTCCACGGATTAAACCTCTTCCCCCACCACCACTCGGCAAAGCACCGTCGCCGACGGTGCTGCCGGGTGTTGAAAATCCTCCACCACTCAATCCAAAAACACTGAAAACTTTAGTTGCTACTCCTCCAGCAAATATATCCCCCAGACCTTCAACGTGTCTCGTGGGCCGGTTCAACAAATCAAATGTCAAAGGACGAATCGTGGACACCATTACCGATGGTAAGGCATAGGTTCTAGTTTCATCGCATGGTTGTAACTTTTGCAGAGTAGCTTGATTAATGTAAAATAAAACACCGGAGGGAGATACAGACCATTTACCTATACGAACTGCGTCGTCGGAAGCTGACCTAACAGGAAATACTCTTGATTCCAACGACTTAAACTGTTTAGGCAACTCACCAAATAAAGATTCATCTCCTTCGTCTGGGTATCTCCAAACAAAAGGTTGTTTGTTTTTAAGAATACCAAAATACATCGGGTATTCGGTATATGGATTAAACCGATGATAAATATCTGTACTGTTGTATCTCCAGAGCAGACTGATCTTATCAGGAGTTGGAACGGTTGGATAATTTGGCGGAACGTTTTTTACCGCAGGAGGAAATCCTGATAGAATTTGGATTGTGTCTAATCTGTCGTTATTTGCCATACTTCAATAAATATTATCCCATTGCCAGTTTAGCATTATTCACGCCATATCCATTCGTGAATTCGGTTTGTCGGGCCAAAGTAGAGGTTAGGAGTTGGCCATCCACCTTCATGACGGGGTTTTGTATTCGGTCGATTTTACCGCCCAACATCTCAAAGCCTCTGTTGAGAGTTGAGATTACCGCATCGTCTCCTGTCTGTCTTGCATTGGCAACAGGCATACCCATAGCACTGGTGATTTGGATTGCGGCCATTTTGATAATCGGTATATCGTCAAGGGCAGTGTTTAGATTTCTTACTGCTTCCGCCATCAAGTTTATTTGACCAATGGCTCCACCCAGATTGGGATTTACTAATGAGGCCAGACCAGAGCCTATGGCTGAGAAACCACGGGCCAACAATCCCATTGCTCCGCCGCCGGCTGCTGCTCCTACCGCAAAGGCTACTAAAGCAGGGGCCAAAGCATACAACACAGGAACCATAGCCGCCATCTTAGCAATATCATTCCAACCCATTTTAGTTATAGCCTCAGCGAAAATACTGAAACCTTGAGCGGCTTGTGGTAGAGCCTTCAATATAAGATTTATACCATAAGCCACCATAACAAAGGCGGCGCCCAAAGCAAGTAAAGCGGCGATACCAATCCACGTTATAGGATTGGCTCCGGCTGCACCCAATGCTTGTAATCCGACAGCAGCTCCCTGAAGCGCTGAGGCGATACCTGTTCCAATGGCTCTTCCAAAAGCCATACCCAATCTTCCAATTAGTTTATAAAACCCCCAACCCAATCCTATAACTGTAGTCAAACCCATTACAGCAACGCCTACCCAAGCTACCCAACTCTTGTTTAATACTCCAAGTGTATAAGCAATAGCTCCAAGAACGACATCAACTACAGGAAGAATCACCTCAGCCAATCGTTGGGTTATTGCTTGCCAAGAGTTAGTTATGGCAGCTATTCGGGACTGGTTGGCTAACGTAGAAAGTTGTTTTCTGGCCAAAGCCGCTTCATCCTTGACTATATTGGCTGACGCCCTTTCCATGTCTTTCAACCGTTGAAGACGAGCCTTTTCAGCAGGAGGTCCACGAGCCATAATCTCTGCTTCCATATTGGCTCTTTCCCGTTGGGATTGAACCATTCTTCCCATTTCGTCGGCCGATACTCCAACTGCTTTAGCAAACGATTTCTGTTGGAACGGGTCCATTTGTTCGTAACGATGCTGTTTAGCAAGTTTAAGGATTTCCTCATTAAGACCTTTGATGTCCCGATTGTAAGCCAACTCGCGAGCACGTTGAAGATTGATTCCTTCACCAGCAAGAACGCTGGCTTCCATTTCTGCTTCTACGGAATGTGTGAAATCTACCAAGCTTTCCGCAGAAGATGTGATTTTATCAAGCGATGTGCCCAAAAGTCTAGCTTGAACTGCGGCTTTGGCTAACGCTGCGGGATCTCTTGATAAGAAAACATAACCTGATTTAGCTGCATTGGCCACATCTCCCATTACTTTAGTAAGATTGGTTCCTGCTGCTTCAGACAATTGAGCTGTAAATAAAGCCATGTCCTTTTGGGCATCAGCAGTCGTTCTTCCGACCATACCCATTGTCTGTAGAAATTCAGCAGACGTTCCAGCCGCAATTCCCAATTGCGCCTGCATTAGAGCCATATCGGTTGACATTTCTTTGGTTGCGTAATACGCAGAACCAAGAGAGTTAGCTATCCCAATAAATGAATCGTATGCATCTTTTGCAGTTGCACCAACATGAGCCAAATTAAAAGCTACTGCTCTAGCAGATTTGTCTATCTCTGATGTGTAGGTTCTGGTTATTCCCATTGTCTTACGAAAATCGGCAGCTTGCTTATCAATCTTATCGAACACACCAACGGAAAATGCTAACCATTTACCAATAAGGGCCCAGACAGTGGAAAGTTTTAATCCTTGGGATAGTGTAGAACTTATGGATGTGTAAGATTTATGGAGATTTTCCAAACCGATAGTCGATAAAACATTTCCAATAGCTGCATTTCGATTCTTCTTTGCATCTAATCCCAATCTAGCTGCGACCAGAGCATTTACCTCCGACATAATAGCTGCTACGTTTGCTTCCGTAGCAAGTTCAGCATCAACCAATTCTTTAAGTTCCTCTCTTAAATCTTTTTGCTTTTCTTGGTTTTTTCGTATTTGTTCTTCAACAGAATACCACGCCTTTGTTTGGATGAAAGCTTTTTTTTGTGTTTCAACTATTTTTTTGTTTTCTTCATAAACGTCCGACGTTAAGGTGTATAACCCTTTCAACTGGGTCCTGTTATTCTCAAGAATATCATCGATCTCTTCATATATGTTACGAAGTTCAGCCGTGATAGATATGTTATCTTTAATGTTTTCAGGCATATTTTACGCACGTTTGTGGCGTCTAATATAAATAGTGGAGATTAATGAATTTTAGAAAGGTTTCTGTATGACCTTTTTGCTTGGCGGTGTTTGTTGCGACTTTTCTGCTTGTTTAGCCTCTTTCTGTCTCTGATCGATCAGACAACGAAGGTAGAAATACCGAAGATAGATAGGCATATTGTACACCTCATCGTGGGTGAAACCGCCTTGAGAGTTGTAAATCAGTTGGAAAATTTCTTGGTGTATTCGGACTTTATCTTCTGGAGTCAAAGTCAGGCCATAGAAAGGAAATCCCCATCGGAATATCAAGTCTCCTTTCGTTACTACAATCTTCACATTTGAAATCAAAAGTCATATCCACATCAGGAGAGGTTTCTCTGATATGTCGTCGGAGAGCTAGACTATCCTTAGCCATCAGTTGTTCATCCACAAACTTACGAATAAATCCTTTGTCTGAATTTCCATCAATTGTAGTAACGACGTATTTGATCCGTGTAGTCCAATCCCTAGTATTCCCATCTTTGGATAGTTTCTTGAAATTAGAGATTTCGGCGTCTATACTCACGTCATCAATACCATTCAGTATTTTGTAAGTAATCGTCTTACCATTTGGAAGTTTGAAAGTGAATGAGTTTTCGCCCTTTTTGCAAGAGTCAAAATTAAATGGTTTGTATTGGAGATTACCAAGATTAATGGCAACTTTATTTTGGGTAGCGCAGGATGGACACGTAATCAATACGATATAATCATCACCATAAGCTAACCGACGAATAGCCATAAAAATAGCATTCTTATCCGGTGTCAAAATCTCATCCAGCTTGATGTTTTTGTTGACGATGAGTGTCTCCAAAAGCTTGTCCAACACCTTACCCTTCTTGATGAGTTCTTGGTTGGATAGGAGGTCTTCTTCCCGAGCCGTCATCTGTTTGACTTCGATTTCGCCTGTGGATAGGGGATGTCCTTCAGGATAAAACCATCCCTTAGTTGGTAGAGGGATGACTTCGGATGGATATTTGGGTTCTTCTACAACGGGAACGGGTGTCGTTGTCGTTGGAGCTTTTCTTAGTGGTATAACGCCTTCGGCCATAGTATTAGCAATGTTAACTTTTCTTGCCAATACATAGATAACCGATTAAACTTTTGAGGAAATTATATTCTCTTGGCTTCCCTTAATTTCGTTTTGAAGTCTTCCAACCAACTTTCAGTTAGGGTAGCTGAAGAAGTATCTTCTCCACCAGAAGCCGCCTGTTTATTAAGAGCGTCTATTTCTTTTCGCTTATCAGGAATCTTGTCTTTTTTGAGGCTTATCAGGTCTTTTTCCTTAAACTCTTTATCCTTGGTTATCGCTTTTAAATCTCTTTCAGCCTGTTGTTTGGCCTTCATAGCATTTTGCCGAGCCAGCGCAACCGCTTTAGCTCGCTCGGCGGCACCTACAGGAGTGGTGTCGGTTCCGACTGCGCTGACATCGCTGCTCTGAGGAATGGCTGAAGCTGGCGGCATCAACTCAGTGATTATCTGATTAATGACTTCCTTGATTTGGTCCGCCGTCTTAGAAAATCTCAATGGCGATCCCGATCTGGCTGCTATTCGGCTAGCCTTTAATTTAGCGGTTTTAACTATGTAAGCCTGTTTCGCTTTTGCGTAGGCTGCCACGCCTCCCGATTTTAGCCACTCTCTGTATGTTATTGTTTTAAGCGGCTTACCATTTTCATCCTTTACCACTATTTTCGGTATGAATCCAGCATCATGCTCTTTAAAGATTCTATTGGTTTCAGTTGTTACACTCAGATTATTTTTTGCACCAATCGTTGTGAATACTTCGCCATCCTTATTGTACACGTCAATATAGAACATGTTTTCCGATTCCTCTTTGATGGGTTTTGTGATTTTGGATGGAGTCGTTGCGGGTTTTTCTGAGAACGATCTGGCTTCCGTAAACTTATCAACCAAGTGCTCATACAGACCGATATCAAACCAACCAAACACCTTCTGAAATAACTTTCGTCTTTGTTCGTCGGTTAGGTTTGGATGACTTAAAACTTCACGGGCCACAGTCCCAGAAAGTTGTTTTCCACCCACGCTGATTCTTACTGAATTGGATATAAACCAAATGTAGCCGTGTTCTTTCAGTGGTCTTAAATTGTTTTCGTTTCCCTTGTAGGGTTGGTAAAATCCAGGAGTATTGTCGGCCTTTAACCACACTTCTTTATTACCTTGTTTTGTCTTTTTCTGACCAAACCTGTTGTAATCTTTTTCACCAACGACCACAACCAAAGCTGTATTATTAGCGTCATACTTATCGGTTACTTCTTCAGGTTTATAGTTGTTTTTGACTCTGATGATGTTATCGGCGGGAACACCATGACGAACCCAAATTTGTTGTTTCTCTTGGAAATTGAGGGGGGAACCTGGAAACTCAACTTTATCAGACGATCCTATGAAAGTATCGGGGCCGGTCACCTGTTTGAGTTGTTTGTAAATATCAACATGACCCAAATGGGGTGGTTGGAATCTCCCGGAATATACACCTACGGTTTTCATAGTTTATGGTTCTCCACGAAGACCTGAGCTCGGTTGTTTTGGTTCATCATCGGGATCGTGGTCGGAGTAAATAAAAATGTTTATCAGGTCAACGAATTCACTATGATCAATTTTTTCTGTTTTTACCCATTGATAAATCATTTCCAACGCTTTATCCTGGCCTTGTGACCGGACTGCCTGTTTTCTGGTTTTGGGATCGCCGTATTCATTAACAATATCTGTTTTATCCAATGGATCGTGAGTAGTTGCTTCAGGGGGGCCGCCGATGTTTCCGTGAGCGTAGCCAACGTTTTCATCTATAATATCTCCAATAATTTCGGTTGGATGTACTTTACCTACCGTTATCGCTCTAGCCGCGTCTTCATCATTAGTATAAAGTAAATACGCATAAACTTCACCATCATTATTTTCTAACGCATCAACATGAATAGGCCCCCACGTCGCTGTAGCACCATCAAATACGCGCTGTCCTTTAAATCTAAGTTTTTTAATTAACTTATTGGGAATAGTATTATCATATCGTTTTACTATTTTGTCGTTGGTGTCGGCTAGAAATACGTAATGATGAACGACATCCATTGTATTAGGTGTATCGGTATCATCTTCAGGCCAATCGTAGTCGTCATCATCGTCAGAATTCGCAAAGGGACCATATAGATGTTTATAATCATCTGTTTCCTTGATAACGGATTCTATTAGTTTCTTGAGTGTAGATTTTTTCATATAATTTTCATTTAATCCAATGTCCGGAGGAGGATCGTAAACGTTTTTCAGTGGTGGAAGTTTACTGCTTGACTTTGTTATTTTTATTCTTGGTTCCCTTGTTTGCGCCCAATACCAAAAAAGATAAAGATTCTCTATTTCATGTTCTGGTCCACTACTTTTCCATAAAGGTCTTGATAGATTAGAAGGTATAGATGAAAAATAATGATGAAACATACGATCCACATTTAAACATGTAAATCCAGTATGATTAATAATAAAACCCGGTTTTCCATAATTCGGGTAAAATGGTTCGCCGGGTACTTTTATTTCCTTTTTGAAAACTATTTCCAAATCTCCTTCTCTAAAATTGATTTTGAGATGATCGTCCAAAAATCTAAAAACTTTAGGCAACTGAGAGGCTGTTCGTTGATTAGTTTTATCTGATACAATAAGTTGCCAAAATTTCTTGAGGCCGCCTGCACTCCGAACATACTTTCTCAGTTCGGGATAATCCCTACTCGTAAGATCTTCTACTCTATGTTTATAGAAATATTTAAACAATCCGTAAGCAGAAGGCTGCCCGGTGTTTTCACGGATGACCTCTTCGATAAGTCGTTGAAGAGTAGATTTTTTCATTTGTTTAGATATATCCGATTCTTTATTCTCTTTTAATCCCCGTATTCCCTGTAGGAATTGAGCAACGCCTTCTGGCCCGTACTTATGTAAAAAATCAGCGTGTGCTCTTCGGCACTCTTCTCTTTCACATTCTGTATGAACCTTTTCTTCAGTGGACCTCTGTTCTCCTGGCCAATAGTGAGGGTGATGGATTTTGTTTGCACCTGGCTCACCACAAAGACCGCAAATGTCTTCTTCATCGTTTTCTTCTACTGTCAAAACATCGTCAGTTTCCCTAATGATCGTTTCAATGAGTTTCTTGAGAGTAGATTTCTTCATAATATTTTCACTTAAATCTATTTTCTTCATTTTGCCGGGTATAAAATACCACAATTCTAATCGATGTTCTATACAATAATCTTTCAGAAATTTAAGTTGTTTTATTGTAGCAGGCGGACAATCCATACGATCAATGTATAAAGCAGGCCGACCAGTTTCATCTGTTATTTCACCTGTTTTATCTATCAAAATTCCAAGAGCCCCCACATCACAAGCCATGTCCGTATCTATACCAAAAACCCTCATGATGATGTCTCTGTGATGTAGTTCACCAGGTCTGGCAAAATACAACTTGAGTTCTTTTGTAAGAATAGCCTTCATTTTTTCATATAAAACGTTTATCTCTATTGTACATTTGTTTTACCATTTCATAATATCTATCAAACTTAGGATCGTTAAAAAATTCTGCTAGTTCTCTCACATTATCTAAACGTTCTTCGGGAGTTATTTTGGATCCCGATTCAATACACTCAGACATTAATTTGTTTCTTTCCTCTTTTGTCATGGTATTTGTCCAATCTATAAATATCAAACGAAATTCAGAGAAGGATGGTATTTTTCGTGGCAATCCGAACAGAGGGTTATACCAGATATTTTGTTTTTGATGTGGTAATCTACAATTTTTTCGGCAATAGATTTTTTCAGCTCAAAATCGGTTATACACTCCAAATCAGGCATATGTTTTTTGACTATCTCACACATCTTTTCTTTATCGTGGTGAATGTGGAGTTGTTTATCAGTTGAAGTACATTCTACACATTTGAAGCCATCTCTCACTAAAATCGGGTATTTCCATTCGTCATAAAGGCGTTTACTGGAACGAGCGATGTTATTTACTTCACTTATACCACCTTTCCATTGGGAGGATTGTGGGCCGAAAAGAGTTGGGATAGTTCCATTTTTTCGATTTTCACTCATTATAATAGAATATCGTTTTTTTCTATCACTCGAAAAGTTTTCAGAAATAGTTTTTCCTTGGTCTTCCAATCTTTTATCTGTCTTTTTGGTCAATCCTTTACACCAGGGTTCTCGCTCTCCATTAGCATATTGCCGGCGTCGGGTTTCAGCAGATTTTTCTATAGCCGTTGGATTGTGTCCCCAATTATTCGATATACGACTTTGATGACCAGCACAAAAATCTCTAAATGATTTTAGTTGTTTTGACCACTTCACTTTTTTCTTACAACCACATTTACAAACAGGCCACTCTCCTTTGAGATAAAATTCTACATAAAAATCAGTAGAATTAACTTTATGTATTCTGCCAGTGTGGCGTCGAAGACCATCATAATCACTGAACTCTTTTTTACACAATTTACATTTAAACTCATTCATAAAAACAAAAACTCCTCACTACAATATACATAGTGAGGAGAATTTGTAAAGGATGATAAAAGTTATTTTTGATTACGCTATTTTGACCAGAATAGCATAACCATAAGTAACGCTAAAATTGGAGCACGGCATAATCGTAGCTCACGGTAATGTTTACACTTAATGCATCACCAGTGTTTGTCCAATCAAGGTTCTGAAAGTCTGCGTTGGTAATGAATGCTCCTTTAAGAGTCCATTCTTCTACCTTGTCGCCTACTGGTCCCAACACATTCACGGTGATGTCCTTCTTGTAGAAGTCCATATAGCCATCACGGCCCGTCACCGATTCGTGGGAGAGACGAATCCATTCCATGACGGCCTGGGCCGCAGAGGGAACGATTGGGTCATAAAGCTCCATTGTGACTTCTTGCCAGATGGATTTGCCCTTGTAGTATCTCTGTAGATTAATGTGGTCAAGAGCTTTTCTCTCTTGGACCAGTTTTGGTCGGTCTGTCTTACGGATCACGAAGGCGGGAATACCATCGCAATACATAATAAAGCGATGTTGCGTCTTCGGCTCGAACGCGGTCCAGAAAATTTCATTTGAGTTTAATAGGTCTGCCATAAAGTCATCCTTTTGAGTTGTTTCTCATCATCTATAAATATCGGTCACAATTCTGTTTTTATCAAAAACTTATCCATCTCGGATATCTACGAATACCACGCCTGATACATTTTTTGTGGTTACTTTCAGTTGTTGTCGGGTAAAATTACTGATACTTAATGTTTCAGTCCCAGCAGTAAATGGAGTGGATGGACTGTTAGGCGGTAAAATCCGGCTATACATTTCCGCAGTTTCGGTTATGACTTCCTTTATCAGCTTTTTTAGTTTGTTTCTGGTCATACGGATATAAATAGTGTTGATTATGCCAAATTACACCTTTTGGTCAATGAAAACTTCCAAGTGATCCATTGTGGTTCCTCTGACTCCTGAAAGTCCGTGTTGGAATGCGGTTTTTTTCATGTCGGATAACTCTTTACGGAGAGCATATTTAAAAGCATTTATATCAGTTTTTACCCACACACCTTTTCTATCCCATATCTTATCAGGAGTCAACCATTGGCCAAGATGATGCCAAAGCGGTCCTTCATACTTAAACTTTTTCCGGTTTACGTTTCGGTAGAGCATGTGTTTGTAGTCAGCCCAGTCGCCTCTATCAGGTTCATTTGGGTCATCAGGTTGGTTATCTTTGGTTCGAGTAAGCGACCAATTTTTGTCTTTCATAGCCAACCGTTCGTAATCGGGATGATCTGAAGTAATGATTTTTCCTTCTTTATCTCTAACGTAGGCCAAACGATTTCTGGCTCCTTTACCGCGGGCTTTTGGATCGACAAATTTGGAACCGCCAAGTAGAAACTTCTCCACATAGGGCCAGACGAAAGCGTAGAAACCGCTTCTAGCCGGTGGATAGTGCATTCCACCTTGTCCAATCTGTTTTGGATCGTAACCCTTTTGTTTGGTAGGATTGATACCACCATAGGTTACAAACCATAACTCTCTGGATTCGAACGGGTCGTATTTTCCTTCTTCCAGTTTCATATCTTTTCGTTTAAATACATACTCATCAGGATAAAATTCGTGTCCTGTAATGAGATTATCCACGAATATTCTCTCATAGTTAAAACTCTTATCAAATCTCTCAATAAATTTATTGTATAATTGTTCTTGTTTTTCACTGGCAGGAATAAACGCCACTACACCAGGATGTTTTTTATCTATAAAAAATTTGATAAATCCTAAAATTTCACTATATACACTCAGAGCTTTTTTCGTTATGTCGCCATAAGATTTATACTGTTTTTGTAAAAATTTATTTCCTGCAGGATTCGTGTGTATTGTCTCTCTGTGAAATGATATAATCCACACGTCATAATCTTTTAATACTCTAGTCAATTCGTGGTCACTAAAATTATCGATATGATGCGCACATTGCGGGCTAAACGTTCTAAAATCTCCAACATTATCAGAGGAAGCAGGTTCTATTACCACTGAAAAATTTTTATCATCCATCAAAAAATTGTGAATATATCTGTCTTGACCTGGACTAAATTTATAATGAGATGGGTCTTTATTCAATGATATTTCTCTGATTTTCCTCTTATATGATCGGGGAAGGCTTAATGGTTCATATGGATTATGAACAGCGGTATAGATATCTTCGTCGGATTGTCCAAAATCTTCCGGAACATAGTGTCCTTTTACTTTTACACCTGTTTTCTTTTCTAGCCACAGTGATACCGCTTCCTCTTCTTTTTCATCCGGTCGTGTCCACCAAAATACAAAGTTAAAATCACTTCTCCAGCGCCAGCGTTTTTTACCGGTGCCCGCACTGTAACCTGGAATAATGTTATGGTTTTGTCCACCTTTGGTTTTGACCGCGTTGGTTTCCAATGTTTCATCGTCGGTGTAACCTATCCAAATATCAGCAGAAGTGTCTGCTTCATTAAAAGTTTCATCTATATTATGAGCGCCGCCCGGACCATAACTGAAGTAGAATGACCTGCTTACTTCTACTGTGGGGTTTTTGACGTTGTATTTTCTTTTCAGATGATCCTTGATAACGTCCAGTTCTCTTTGGTCGGGTTTCTTCCAAAAGAAAATCGTGTTGTCTGAGGACTTGTATCTCCAATTGATTAGACCATGTTTATCGTATCCTTGTGGAAAAATTAGATGTCTGTGGTCCATATTACCTTCAGTATCTTTCAGTGATATAATCTCATATTCAAAATTGACGTAGCCAAGTATAATGTATTTCTCACCCCAAGCCTCATTGATACTTTTCTGTATATCGTAGATATCGCTGATAGCATCCTTTAATCGTTTTAGCTCACCACTATGACGAAGAGCTTTAAACACCACGTTTTCTGTACTGAATTCTCCCGACCTATCCAAACCCGCTTGCCGATAACTACTGATCGCTTTCATCAGCGCTTTGAGTTTAGCCACATCTTCCGTTTCAATGTAACTATCAATCTGTTTTTGGATAGCCGTAAACTTCTGTTGTATTTTTTCTTTGTCCAATACCACCCGTTGTGGACAGGGTTTTCGTAGCCATCGGTTATCCATTAAGGAATAGGCGCCAAGAGAGTGATTGGTTTCATTGATATCTTGGAGATAGACCTCAACCTTATGATCCTTGATCTCTATTTCGTGTTCGGCGTTCCAT